GCGGAATTTTAAGGGACCCACAGACCCTAGAACCTTTGAACCACCCAAACTGCCAAGAACTAACTTAGCTGCCAGGGTTCCGACTCCGATCTTAATGAAGTCGTTTTTATTTGCTTTGAAGGCTTTTGATAATACATCAATTCCGCCTTTAATATTCCCTCCCATGAAAGCCTGCGCTGCTGTTCCCGCATTGGCCGCTTGTAAGAAAGCGAGGCCTGCGCCAGTTTCCAAAAGATTTATTGAAAAGCTACGTTTTCGGCGTGCCCTTCGTGCTTTTCTTCGTACCATTATTTCTCCTAAGTGGGGAGGCCATCGAAGGCTCCCGTCCTACTCACATATGGGTAGCTACTTAAGAATGGCGGGTCTAATCGTCGTAGACCGTTTTAAATACTTGACAGTTAGGACAGGGAGGATATTGTTGTCCTGGTCTAAAGTAGATCTGCCATTCATGTTTACAGTTCTTACATCTTAAGATCGCTTCCCTTTGATAATCATTCATTTTGAACCATCTCCTATTGCCTCTTCCATTTGTTCGTCCTCATCTTCATCACAAAAAATACATAGTCCATTGATACCAGCATAATTGTATTTACATTTGTCACAGAGGTCGTTCATTCCATACACTCCTTTCGATAGCATCCTATCATACCATAGTATTGTTCATCTGCATGAGGTTGAATGTAAAACGCATTACCGCAACTGGGACAATCCTTGTAACTTAACCAAGCGTAACGATAGGGAGGGTCGGAACAGTGGACACAATATACACCGTGACTTGTCTCCTCCCTGCCCTTCTTGAAGCAACAAGGGTTGATGTCATCATACTTGTACATCAATGCTAATTCTACAAATAATTTGGATCTGGACACTCCTCGCTCAACCAAAAAGTCATACAAGTCTAACGGAATGGTCATGTTACATACATGTTTCTTGATTCGCTTTCCCCCAGGGGTTTTGAGTGGTTTTCTTCCTCTCGTTTCTTCTTTGTCGCCTGCACTCATATGATAAAGCAATAGCGAACGCTACTTAATACGATGTATGTATAATAAATAGTTCAATAGGTGTCACTGTCTCCCTTTCCAAAACCTCGTTTTTACTTTCGATAATAAGAATTATAAAAAGTAGTATAAGAACAACACGGTTTTTAGGGCCAAAAAAGGACTTACTAGAAGCCTACATATCTTATATTATTTAATATACATATATAATATATATAATATATACTACTTTAACCCTAACTTTTCTCTTTCCTGAGACTGTTTAGGGGGGGTGTTTTGGCTCTGTGAGCTAACTAAGTCCCCTATTCCACCCCTTTTCATGAGGTACTCGGCCACAAACCCAAGGATTGGGTTGTCCTTGGTTACTGCTTTGATTGTTGCTTGGCCCGTTGTTTGGTCTAATTTTTTACTGGCCGCTCCTAAAGAACCAAAAAAAGAAGATTGGAAGTTTTCCAGTTTATCATGCATCCTGTCCTCAATTTCATTTACAATCGGATCAAGTGCTTCAAGTAACATTTCATCGGACTCAGGACTTCTAATATATTCCACCCAGGCATCACGGCTTAATCCTGCGATGTAATGGCTAAGAAAGAAATAGAATATACTCCAAAAAACGGCAAGGGCTATCAATTCGATGGCAGTAATTTCCATTAATTACCTTTTAGATAATCTTGATAATCATTTACACTGGCGGCAGGGTCGACGTGTTCTAAATAACATAACCACGTCAATTTACCGTCGGGCCTATAACAAAGTGCGCCATTTTTTTTATCACCATTGGGAGCAGGGGGGCCGATAATGGAAACCCCCGCTGCGTCCTGAAAAAGTTTGGCTAATACAAGAATGGCTCCAATATTCATTTTGTCACGTACTTATCCCAGAAATCTTTAGCTTCACCCTCAAATAATATTCTACCGCCAGGAATTATAATCTCTCCAAGGGCTTCGTTTAAATCTTTAAGAAAAATAGCTTGGTCAATTAATTCAGCTGCGTCAGAAGGGATCCCCGGTATTTGTTTAGCCAATAGAGGTAAAATTATAGAGAGGAGCTTTGGCAAGGATGCAAGCAAAGCAGCTCCAGCAATAAGAGATGGTACTTTTTCATTTCCTGCTATACGTTCTAGAATAGACTTCCTAGTGTCCTTTCCTAAGTATTCATCTAAGGCTTTCTTTTGAGGGCCTGTAAGCTTCTCTATGGTAACGTCCTTAGGTACTGCGGCAAAGACCATTAACGCCTCTTCTTTTTGCCCTGCGGAGTCTTACGAAAGGCCACGCCCATCTTTTTTAGGTTCAACTTTCCAGATCTTAATCGAAAGCGTGGTTTGTTTGCATTAGCTTTAACGTATTTATTCCATGCTGATAGTTTACGTTTTTTGGGTTTTATGAATACTTCACCTGTTAATTGTGGTGCCCCCCAGTCATAAGTTTTAGGTTCTCTACGTTCCTCTAAAGGAACCCAATCAATAGGGCGTGAGGTGCTGGCTCTTTGTCCATCCTGAAAGCCCATTCGGTAATACTCACGTTCTCGCTTAGTGGGCATTATACGATCCGCATGAATGCTGTTTCAATGTCAGATGCTCCACCGCTATTGTTTACTATCTCAAATTGTAGTAGCTTTTGATTAGCCAGGCGTCCTTGAATCATAAATATATTCCAGACATCAACAATCAAGACTTCTGCAGAGTCAAGAAACAGTTGACCTAAACTAGCGGTATTATCACTATAGACGTTTCCTTTTAGCAACGCAGCTGCATTAACAGGACTTAGATTAGCAAACGAATTACTGTCAGGGCCCATAACTGCCTCTATAGAACAAGCCCCACCATTACTAGGCTTAATAGCGATAAACAAAGCACTGTAGCCTGTCATATCCAAGGGCCAAGTACCATCGGCATTAACTGAAGGCGCTAAGATCGTCCCACCATTAGCTATACCAGGGAAGGTTCCAAAAGCGATAAAATCCTTATCATTACTCTTAGCTCCTTTCCAATCTCCCTTTTCATCAACAAAGCCAGTATCTAGGACAGGTTGTACTAGTTGAGGTACTTCTATAGTTCCGTCCACTGTTGCGGACTCAATCCCCGCCTCTCTTGAAAGAGACCAGGGAGCTAAACCTCTCCTATTGCGAACCATGCTAACCTATTGGAATACGAGTGTAATTGCCGCTTGAGCAGATCCGACATCGACGTCCATGGCTACTGCCACGGAAACTTGGTTAGAACCAACAACTGCGATAGAAGTATCCAAGGTCATTGGCATGTTAGTCATACCATTAGATGCAGGTGTACCATCTACACCCTGCGAACCTATCACTAGCGTTTCCTGACCACTAGAAAGTCCATCACCTGACAACTGACACGCAAATGTTGCCGCACCATTGCTGGCGCTATCTGTGCTAACTGTTGCGATTATCCCCACAATAGATGAAGCCCCACTTGGAACCTGCACGCTTGCGGTTGTTGACTGTCCGTAAAGACTGCCAAGTGCGGTAAAGGTGTCCGCTGCTGTTATTGCTCCTTCTCTTGTTCTATAGAATGCCATTTTTTTCTCCTTTTTAACTGCGGAATTTTAAGGGACCCACAGACCCTAGAACCTTTGAACCACCCAAACTGCCAAGAACTAACTTAGCTGCCAGGGTTCCGACTCCGATCTTAATGAAGTCGTTTTTATTTGCTTTGAAGGCTTTTGATAATACATCAATTCC